ATCAGTATATTTTCAAATAGGTCTTTACACAGGTAATGGAAATTCTGGAAAAAATATTAATTTAGGGTCAGCTAATTATACAGGTGAATATGTTGGTCAAGATATACAACCAGATTTGGTTTGGATAAAAAAAAGGTCTGGTGGTTCAGCTAGGTCACATCAATTATATGATTCTAGTAGGGGTGTAACAAAGTTACTTCATTCAGATGGCACAGATGCAGAACAAACTCAAAGTGCAGGATTAACTGCTTTTGGTTCTAATGATTTTACATTAGGTAATGATGATGGAGTTAATGGAGCAGACCATCCTTATGTGTCTTGGAATTGGAAAGCTAATGGTGGAACGACATCATCTTTTACTGAAAGCGGTAATAATCCCGGTGGCACAATACAAACAAATACTACAGCAGGATTTTCTATTATTACAACAACAGGAACAGGAAACACTGGAACAATAGCTCATGGTTTAGGTGCAGTACCAGAAATAATTATATCAAAACAAAGAAGCAATGCTGAGAACTGGGCAATATACCATGGCAGTAACACAGACGCACCAGAAACAGAAATTTTAACTCTAAACACTACTGACGCTACAGCAGATAATGCTAATGCATATAATGATACTGCACCAACATCTTCTGTGTTTACAGTGCATACTAAAAACGAGGTTAACACAGACGCAAGAACTTATGTGCATTATGTATTTACACCCATACAAGGCTACAGTAAATTTGGTAGCTACACAGGTAATGGTAATGCAGATGGTACATTTGTTTACACAGGATTTAAACCTGCTTGGGTTATGATTAAAAATAGTGGTGCTAGTGGATTTAACTGGGTACTTCAAGACGCTACAAGGTCACCATTTAATTTAGCAGATAAAAAATTAACACCAAATACTACTAACGCAGAAGAAACAAACGCTGACAAAATTGATATATTATCTAATGGATTTAAAGCAAGAGTGTCAGACGCTGGGGTAAATGCTAGTAGTTCATCATACATCTACATGGCATTTGCAGAAAGCCCATTTGTATCATCAGAGGGTGTACCCACAACAGCGAGATGATTAAACCTTTTATTATAGGATTAGTATTATCATCTATAATAATATTTTTTTTAAGTAGTCTAATGAACCACGCTCATGCGGCAGATACAAATACTGTCAGTAGTACAGTAATAGATAAATCAGTTCCAACAGCTTCTGCTCCAAGTGTTGTTGTAAATAATTCTGATATTTGTATGGTAGCAACTAGCGGAGCGATACAAACAAACATACTTGGTATAGCAACTGGTCTTATGAAAGAAGATCCACTTTGTGCAAAATTAAAAATTTCATCTAGACTTTA